AAGTGCCGCCATTGTTGCCGGATCGGATAGGAATTTTAGCAATGCCCCAAGCTTGTCTTTCACAACGTCAAAGATGGGGGCCGATAGGGTACGCAATGTGCCGGAAACCCAATCTTGCAAGTTTGAAATCATTCCTTCAAAGGTCATTGATTGGGCGTCCATCATACCGCCGTACTTATCCTTCATCAAAGATAGTACAACGTCCATTGCTTTAGGTAACGGTGATAGCAATGCCCCCGATTTATCGAATTCAAGCCCCATCTTTTTCAAATCATCACGGCTTGCAATACCCAATTCGGCCATTCGGCTTATAGCTTCACCGGTTGCCCCGGCACTAAACTTGCCCAATAGCAAGCTCATTTCTTGGAATGATGCACCGGTACCGCTTGCCACATCACCGACAATGGTACGAATTTCGGCCCCGGATCGGCCCCATTTCTTTGCGGTTTCTTCGGTATCAAGCCCAAACCCTACAAGGATTTTATCGGCTTGCACCAATTCCGGCAATTCAAACGGGGTTGTTGCTCCAAACTTTGCCAAATCTTCAAGCCGTGCTTTTGCTTTGTCGGTTGAACCAAGCAATACCCCGAATTGTGTTTGATAGCGTTCAAATTCCGCGTTTGATGCAACCCCTTTGACGATACCCCCGATTGCCGCAACAACGCCGCCGGCCGTTGCCGCAAGCCCCAATTTCATTGCACCCCCAAGAAAGCCGCCAATCTTGGTACCAAAACCATCGGCTTTGCTTTCGGCTTGATCAAGCCCCTTGTCGTATTCGGTTGCGTCAAGCCCCAAACCGACAAGTAATTTTGCAAGGGTTGCCATAGCTTCACCAATCAAAAGCCGGTTGATGTTATTCAACCGGCTTTTTTCTCAAATCCTTGCCCCCGAAAGCGGCGTTCAACAATTCAACCATAGATAGTTGTTCTTGCCAATCTTGCCGCCGGGGTTTGTAATCGGGGAAAAAATCGGCCGGTTTTATTCGGGTTGCACTTTTTTTCTTGAATGTATTTGCAATCGTTGCCGCAATCACCCCGGCACGCAAATCTTCACGAGTGTTGCCAAACGGCTCTACAAGATAAAACGCTTTCCAATCTTGGAATTCTTGTGCCGTCATTCGGCTTTGCAATTCGGCAACCGTGCAACCGCCAATTGCAAGGGTTAGTTTGTGCCAAAACCGTTTGTTTCCCCATTCGGAAAATTTGCGGCCGCTTCTTCTAACCCTTCTTCGGTATCGTCATTGATGCCGGATAGGGCCATAATTGCATCAACAACCCGTTCTAACCCCTTTGCCGGCAACTTGCCAAGTGCCGCAATTTCGGCCGCGTTGTTTTTGTACATTGGCGTGCCATCTTCGTTGATCAAGCCCATCACCGCGATTTTGGCACGCGCGTTTTGTAAGTGCAACTCTTGTTGCATATTCTTGCCCGATCCGCGCATTGTGAGCAACGATGCTTCATATGCATCACGCTCGTTGCCCATCAACTCCCGAACCATCACTTGTGGCACTTCACCGGCCGGCATATCCGGGGTTGCCCATTCCGGCACATCAACGATTTGCGTACGCAATTGGACGGTATCAAGTTGCTTCCGTGAAATAAGCGCCATTGTTGCCCCCTTTAACCCATTATGCTAGAACCGGTTGCCCCGCAACTTTGATCGTTACCGATGCCGACAACTTATCATCAAAGGGGCTTGCCGGTTCAAACCCCGTAACAATGCCGTCAAACGTCCAAGTTGTACCGCCGGCATCGGGGAAAGTTAACACAAATTCGGAAATTGCCGTATCATCGGAAAAATCCGAAAGCAAGCCGGTTGCCAAGCTTGCGTTGTGAGTTGAGTTGAAGGGCATAAAGTTCAAATCAAGTGATACTTCACCCCCATCTTTCAACCCTTTGATGAATTCACGCCACATATTCGGGGATTTGTGATGTGTTACTTCAAGCGTATCACGAGCAAGCCCCGGCCCCCCGATGTTTGTTACTTCGGCAATTTCAACCCCATCTTTGGTTAGGGTTGCGCCAAATGCGTTAACGGCTTGTGTCATTGCGGTATGCTCCTTGTGCTAACCCGTTGCGGGGGGTTGCTATGCTTGGCTTTCCCAAACGGCAACTTTAACGGCGGCATTGTTGCTTTCAAAGTATAGATTGCCGTCGGTTTGCCGAAACCCATCACGCTTGATCGTAAACACGGCGTGTTCACCGGCTTGCATCGTGTATGGCCCAATATCACCGGATCGGTTCATCTTGTCGGCAACGCTTGAAATCAAGATGGTATATGGGTTTGTCGGATCGCTATTAAGTGCCATCAACGTTAGTTCACCGGCATCACCGAACGATGTTTGATTGCCATTGGCCCCGGCCGATCCGCTCGTTGCCACAAATACCACATCGGCACTATTGGCGGTAACGGGCAACGTCGGATATGCCGCAATCAACGCGGTTTTGTTGATGTTTGTGCGTGCCATTGTGTTAGCTCCTTCACGTGTAAAGAGTATCGGCTATTTTCAAGATATTGCACCACGTTGTAATGCGGTAAAAAGCCCCTAAGCTATGACAACCCCTTACACTCATTTTTTGCCGTTGCGATTTGGCTTTGTGATGCCGAATGTGTAAGGGCCGCTACCATCACCGCATCTTTCTACCGATCCGACACTTCACCCGGCTTGCCGGCCGGCCCATCAACACAACGGGGCCGCAACCAAGCCCCCGGCCGGGGCAATCTACGCTTGGGGCCGATACCATAACATCAAATCAACGTTGCGTTTGTACGCAAACGTGATTGGATCATAGTCGTCAATATCATTGGCAAGCGTGATGCCGGATACATACACGTCACCCATCATACCGGCAAACCCGACAAACGCCGCAATCAATTGTTCACGTACGGCATCGGCACTCATTGCGGTTTTGCCGTTGATGGTAAATTGAAACCGCGCTTGCTCCAATAGACTATCACCCGAATGTGAACCGGCCCTTTGCCCGATAGAAATCCGTTGAAACAAAATGTACGGGTACGTAGGGTTTTGGGGGCTTGTCACCGGATAGAACCGGTTAGCACACAACGCCGTCAACCCGGCCGATGCTTGATAATGTGCTACCAAACCCGTCAAGATGGTCATATGGCCCCCGGCCCCGCCGTGAACCGTGTGAAGCGTTCACGATCATATACGTATAGATCAATTCTCATTTTTTCTTCTATACGCGTACGTTATAGAACGTTTCACACGCTTCACATCAAATCAAGCTCATTAAAACATCGTGAAGACTATCACGCATTTCTTGCAACGCTTCTTCACGTTTGTTATCGTATGCCGGCCGCAAGTAGGGTTGCGCGGGTTGATGGTATGTGCGGCCCAATGCATCGGTATCGTTGTAGCCAAATTCAACACGAGCGGCATAGATCACGTTTGTGCCGGTTGCCCCTTCACAATAATCATCACGGCTTTCAACAATTTCGGGGTGTATAGAACGGCGCAAGTTGCCCGATTTGTGCGGGGCTTTTTCGATTGCTTCATTTTGGATTGGTAACAACCCCGCGTTCACGGCCGCTTTCAATGTTGATGCTTGGGAAAGCTTGTCAAGCTTTTTGAAAGCCGTGTGCAACTCTTTCGGGTTTTTGATCCACATTTTCGGGGGCATTATGAAACCCGTTGTGCCGTCAAGTATGTTGCCGTGTTCATATCATCGTGCGCAACCCGCAAAATATCATATACAAGGAAATCAACGTTTGCTTGATCGGTTTGCTTGATTGTAGGGAAAAACCCATTCAACCCAATGATCCATTGGTTGATTTCCGTTACTTGCACGCGTGATCGGGTTTCGGTACCCCCCGATGGTTGCACATAGCACGGTATTGCCATCAAATCGGGGTTGTCAACCCAAATATCTATTGGTTGATTTGCGGCATCTTGGGATTGCTCCAAATTGCCGATAGAACAAAGTGAAGGGTAAAAGTTGACAATATCACGCATCATCAACGGGTGAATGATGGTTTCTTCATCTAATTTCATAGCGATGAACGCCGTATATCGTTCAAAATCACATCTTCAAGCGTGTTTTGATCAACAACCCATTCGGCAATATCAAAGCCGGTTTCATCGGTTGCCGCATCTTGGGCCGCTTGTTCGTCTTTCACTTCATCACGCAAGGCTTTGGCTTGTGCGCGGAATTCGGCCGCAAGCGCGGCCCCATTCGTTGACAAGCCCATATTGGTAATAACTTT